TTTTCGAAAGAAACTGTAGAACGGCATGAAACAATAATATATTGGGCAATCTCAACAAAACCAATTAATGGTAAACAGTTGAAGCTTCGATAATATTATTGGCTTTTGTTCCTTTTGTTTGAAGTCTTATTCTTACGATTTCTCACAAGTCGCTTTCTCTTAGTTAAAGGCTTAGAGTCTTTGATGTAACCTTCCATTTCGGTAAGGACTTCATCACAGTCTTCAGCAGCTTTAGAGGACCCAAAAGAGGGTCCCAATTCTAAGACAGCATCGAGTCACTCAGAGTGGAGTTTTCCAATCTCCACAAGTGTCTTAACTTGTTCTTTCTGATCTTCGATCTTTTGATCAAAGTTTAGGAGAGATCCTGTAGATACAGAATCTTCCATCTCCTTAATATACAGTTGAGCTAGTTTGAATTTATTAGAATCCAAACATCAACGTGTAGCCGCCTGAAAATCACTTAATTTAAAAGAAAGTGTAATGTAGTCCCGGAAAAGGGATATACAGTATTTCAAACGGTATAAGGTAGATGGGTCAAAAACAAATAATGAACGAATATAGAATACGTTCTTCCGTACTAATCTATCGAGAGGAACAAGGGCTTTAATTGAAGCTCAGAAGTCTCCTAAGAGTCTGATTTGAAGCTTCTTAACCTTATCTAAATAATAAGGCATAAGATAGACTTCAAAAGGTAGTTTAGTGTCGGTCATTAGGCTAGGCGTAATCGGTAAATCACCGTCATACGTCGCTTGATACCACACTTCTCTATCTCAGAGGACAGCTGAAACTAACAAGTTTCGGTACTTCCCCAGATCTCAAGGAAAGCTTCTCAATCAATTAAACAATTGTGGAACGTTGAAAATATTTCGGCGTAAAAGTTCTAAAAAGAGACTTAAAACCGACCATCGGTACCTAAGAGCCTGGAGTATTAACCCCGGGCCGATAGGACTAATGTCTATGTGTTTTCCTTTTAACTTTTTAGCAAATTCTGTAAAACGTGCTGATACAATCGACTTACTAAGATTGATATCAACCCCAAGATCAGTCATGATCTGAAGGTAAACACGTGAAACTTCATCGTCTGCAATGACAATGTCGTCTCCAAGAACAGCATAATTATTAAAATTAGGAATACCGCATCGCTTAGCCGCAATTTTCACTATTAAATGATGTGAAATTGCAAGCATAGCTCATGATGAGTAAGCACCCATGGGTTGCCCCACAGAGTACCTAACATAGTTATTATCATAGAACCAATTAATGTCTAAAAGATTTCTTCACAAATGACCTTTAAATCCTAAATAATTAAGGATATCTACCTGTAATTCAATAGGTAGACGGTCAGTTGCTGCAGATAAGTCAAATCCATACAAAATCTGCCCCTTAGGTATTCGACGAAGTAAAGCATTTAAAGGCTTTTCTTGATCAAATGTACCATCAGTGGGTAAATTACGTAGGGAAGCAAACAAGGAATTATGCAATGGTTTTAGACAAAGTTGTACCCATCAATTTGTGATGGCAACAACACGGGCTTTTCCAGCCTGGTCGTAAACTACTGACAATCTTCCAAGTTCGCACTTATTTTTCTTTAGAATAATACGGGAAAAGATGTAACAAGGACCTCATACTAAT